TTTCTTCTTTTAATCAGCTCATCTACATTTATCTCCTCAAGCAGAAGCATTTTTGCTAACTTATTCATCTCACTCATTTTTATCTATCTCCTTTTTTTTGGCTCTTCTTTCCCTTCTTTCTCGATTCAATCTTTCTTTGTTTTTATGATACCATTTTTTAGTTCTTTCAGTTGTCTTATCACGATGCTCTTTATTATATTCAAGCTGTCTTTCAATAAGCTCTTGTCTATGAGTTAGATAATATTCACGATTTCTTTGTGTGATTTTTTCCTTGTTGTCCAAATAATATTGTTTGTGATAATCAGACTGCCTTTCATTATATTCTTTTTGTTTTTTTCTCACCTGCTCTAATACATCTTGAAGCCCCTCTTTCTCCATTTTTTTACCTCACTTTTTATTTTTTTACATTTATTAAAATAATACTATTTTATATAAAGTATGCATTATTTTATTGATTTTGCATTATTTTGATTATAAAGTTTTATTCTTTTTGCTCTGTATTCTTCTATCCATTCTTGTTCAACATCTCGTGCCTCTGATTTATTGCATTCTTCTAATATAATGATTTGAAACTTATCCCACCCATATTGTTTTATGTCTATATATAGAGGAAGTTTTTTTCTTTTAACCCAAGCTCTATGTCGTGCTATTCTTATTTTAAGGTTATAGCAAGTTGAGCCGATATAAGCTTGTCCGGTGATGATATTTATAATGGCATAGATAATGGCTTTATCTGTTTGTCTCCACTCTTCTCTTTTTATATAAGTATTGCTATTTGGGTAGGAATGTGTTTTTCTATATTCTCTTTGATAGGCATTGTATTTTTCTTTATTATTTTTTATCCATTTAAGAGTTGCTTTTATACATTCTTCTTTGTGATTTTTATAATAATCTGGTTTATGGCCCATTCTCCTCCTTGTTAGAATATCCTATTCTTCCATAGTTTTGCTTTAGATGAAGGTTCAGTTTCATATCTCTTTCTTCTATAATATGCATCCCCTCTTCATCAGTAAAGAGCGTCTTCATACCATTACAAAATCTTTGTGGATATTTCCTTTTTGCAAGATTATATAGTTTTTTTCTTAATATTCCACTCTCCCTTGATAAATCATTCAAACTCTTCATATTCTGTCCTTCCACTATTAAATATGCTTGTATTTTATCAAAAACTCACTATTTTAATAAAACTTGGTCAGGGTGTTATTCCCCTGACCAAGTTTAATCTACTCTCGAAAGAAGATTGTTGCGAACTTATAGCGACCTCCCTTTATTTCTGAAGCTTTGATACTAGGAGCAATTGGATTCAGGGAAAGATTGCGGATGGCACTTTCAGGAAAAACCTTTCCAGAAGGATCATGGCTGTTGATAAGAATAAAGTTCTCAACCATAGGATTCTGCATAAGCCCTCTGACAGGTTTCATGATACTCATTCATAAGCTCATGACGCATGCATCCATGAAGGTAGCCCCTATCCTCCATTTTAATATAGATGGCGTTGTCATAATGGGCATTGAAAAGCTGCTTAACACCATCAATAACACTACCAGGAGCTTTGAAATGGATATAACCCTTCTTAGCTTGTTCCTCATTGAACTTGTGTGCAGCTTCTTTCTTCATCTGGCTCTTACTCAGCTTTCACCCTCCATCATCATCTGGATAAGATTATCATATCAAGAAACAAAACCGTCTAAAATATTATCTCACTTCAACTTTTTTATACTATCCACATACTTTGCACGAGCCATAATACTATCAGCTTCTTGCTCAAAGTCATTATTAAAAACAATGGTTACTTTATCTGGATAGCGAACAACACGCTGAACATTCTGATTGATTTCAAGATAACGTAAGCTCTTGGAATGAAACCTGCCACGATAGGTTTTAGTAATCATAGTTGCTCCTTAAAATAGAATAATAAGAACTATGCCAACGATAATGACAATCGGAATGAACGGAGCAAGCCATATACAAACACCAACAAGAGCAAGAACAACAAAGAAAATAGGATGAGAGAGAAGAAATCCCCACCCAACAAAAATAGCAACCAGAATAAGAATGCTCTTCACTATGTTCTTGACCGAGCAGTTATCACCAAAATCAGTTCGTGTAGTCATTTCTTCCTCCCAAATATGATACAAGAAACACCAATAATAACCAAAATCACCGCAATCGGAATACTAAAAGGTAAGGGATCAGCTATCATTGTTGCCTCCATATAGACATGATAACATATGTGGCTACTTCTCCAAAATAAAAAAGAGCCCTTGCCAACGGCAAGAGCCCTACTACTTTAGAGAGGTATTCAATGGATCAAGAATACCTACTATATCTTACATTTTTCTATATGAACGAATAAGTTTTGCTTGAGAAATATTAGCAGTCACATCCTCTATCCATCTACCCTGAAAGGTTATTTCATTATTAAAATAGTCATAATCTATACTAATGATTTCAAGTTTTATTTTTCCATATGTTCCATTTGGGAATATATAAAGCTCTATATCTATGTTATCTAATATATTTAAATCATAATGATGGATTTTAGTTTTGAAGGTATAAGTTCCGAATATACCTCCAAAGCTTTCCATTACTTGTTCTGATAGGGCAATAGCATCTTCTTCTGTTGATAATAATGTTTCATAATCTTTGATAACTTTCTTTCTATAGTTAGCACTTATTTCTATTTCATCATCACGATTCAAATACCAAGTATATCCTAACTCTTGGCTCCATTTCTTGTTATATCCAATACGAACAGATGATAATAGTTCATCAGATATGTAATCTACTGCTGGTTTTTCTATCAACTCACTTGCATAGATAGTTTTTATTGAGGCGGCGCTTCTGTTTTGTAGTTTGAAAGTAAATCTTCCATAGCTATCAATCATAAACAACCCTTGAAGAGAAGCAGCTGCCAAGTTTATTATATCTGATGTTGATGTGAAATCACTTACGAATAGATTTATTGGAGGAAGACCTGAATCTCTAACTTCTTCCCATTGAGTAAGGTCATAATAAACATCATCTAATGGTTTATCAAAATACTCAAGAAAGATGTCTTCAAGTATCTCTAATGGATTAGTTATATTATATCCAACAACATCAGCCGTAACAACACTTCCTGTTTTATAAACAGAAGAGGAGAGGGAGAATGTTCCATTAGCTGCACTAAAAGAGGAAAAAGCAACTGGATTATTTTCTACATAAACAGCTGAACAAGAAGTAAGTGAATAGCGAGAAGTATCTGCTATTTTGAATGTATAGTTTGCTTGTCCATCTCTTCCATCTAGGGGCGTGCAAGGAACTTTTTTGCAAGAGCCATAACAAAGTGGAAATGGCTTTCCTACATAATCATCTGACAAGTTGGGATAATCAGTTTTAGAAAAGACAAGATAAGGTATTTTTTGGTCCAATGTTTTACGAATGTCTCTTGCGGTTATAGACATAAAGTCAGCATCAATAGAGAATGATTCGATAAAGCCAGAATAGACAGCATCGAAAGTATTATATTCTGGATAATCAGAAGTAAGGATTTTTAGTTGTTGCCCATAATAGTTGCCTTCATTGAAGTGGTCAAACGCACCATTCTTGTTAAATAGTTGTATTGTTGCTTTATCATAGCTAAGAACACCAAAGTATTGGCTGTCCTTTGCTAGTTTGACAGATGGAATAGAAGTTATTTTTGCTTCATAAAAGATATTATCATAATAACCTTCATATTTAGCAAATCCTTTTGTAGCACCTACTGTTATTGATTCATAGGTCCACGGTGGATTATTATCATCAAAGTGAGTATATAAGATTTGTGTTGATGGGTCAAAATAAAATGTTTTCTCTAAACCTGCACACTCTTTTATTGAATCAACTTTTGCATAGTTTATTAAATCAACTAAAACAGTTCCTACTCTTAGTACTGGTTCTCTTCCATGACAAGCTTCTACTAACTCAGCAGCCCCTGTATAACCATAATCATAAACACCCCATGCTCCTAAACCATATTCAAATGAACGATAATCTTTGTAGTTGGAGTAAGTAATCATATAGGTTCCTAAAGAGTAAGCAACCCAAGTGACAGAGCCAGGAAAGAAAGTTATACCTTTGTCTATTTCTACGAGAACATGTTTTCTGCTTATTACTTCCATATTATCCTCTTAAAAGTCAGTGATGTTTTCAAATCTTGTTTTTGGAACAACGGCATATGAATAACCATACTTCAAGTTTGATGATTGCGGAAAAAATCCAATAACTATATTTCCATTGCATTCATTTATAGTATCAAAATTATGCCAATAGTTTGAATCATCATATACTTTCCAGTTTTGTGTAATCCAAGGTTTAGACCAATAGTTTCCTGTTACGGTTGATGCTACCCTAAGTTCCTGTCCTCTTGCTATAATCCACCATTTACCATCATAATAAATCCCATCTCTAAAAGCATGAGTAGAAGCACTCCAAGTTGCAAACTCTACTGGGGCATTAGATGCACTATTTCCTGTAAATGATGTTCCATTAGTTGAAGTCCATATTGATCTTTCTGTAGATGTAGCACCAAATGTTACAAATGTATTGTTTATAAATCTTGTATTGTTTAATGAACCACTTGTAACAGTCAATCTTAAAGTCCAAGAAGAAAGATTAGATGAGGAGTAAATAGTAGTTGAACCAGATATAACATAGATAGAAGCACCATAAGCTATACCTTGTGCTCTCATACCTGGAGCTACTTTTGTCCAAGATGTAAGGTTAGATGAATAGAAAATACAACTTGATTCTCCACCTAATATAAAGAAATAACCATTAGCATAAGTCACATTATCAACCATTTGAGTTGCTGCGGCTCCAACAGTTGAAGTTATATTTGACCAAGTAACTCCATGATTAGTTGATCTCCAAACTCTATGGTCTGTAGATGTTTTATTGTTTGCCGCTATCAGGTTTCCAGACCCATCAGTATCTATTGCAATAATAAAAGCAAATGTAGAAGATTTATTAGGGATAGAACACCATGTCCAGTTTATTAAATCTGTTGAGTATGCTATTCCCTCTTCTAAATCTGTTGTTAAACCAGTTGATGTTTTTGATTTACTACCAGCTCCAACATAATAAGTTCCTGTCCATATAACTTTTCTAAATACTCCTTGTGCAGTTGTATCTTGATTTGTGCATTTTGGAATGACATCATAATACTCATAAAGATTTTTACAATAATCAAAAATAGAATCATTAAAAATCTTCATGCCCATCCCACTCATATAGTTATTTTCATCAAGTAATAAAGCTTGGTCATTTACTAACTTGGCTAAAACTCTTTTACCTGAAGAATAAAATCCTGAATAGATATCTGACCAAACAGGTGTTGCTGTTTCTATTGCAAAACCAGATGAGGAGACAACTACATATTTCCCTTCATCATAAGCACCAATAGTATAAGTTGAATCTTGAGCATAAACGTCTTCACCAATGTTGAACATACTTCCAGGTGAAACAACAATAGCATTATCAACAACTGTTATGTTTATATAAGGAAGGTTTTTTAGTTTATCGAGAGATGATTTTTCTGATGTGTATTCACCAGAAGTTTTGTTTTCTATTCTATCCATTATAATGCCTCATATGCTTCAATATATTTGATTGTGTAAAAAGATGAAGAGATATATGCTCCTTGTATAGGAGTTCCACTTACACCAGTATTCTCTAATGAGGAGATAAAGCATTTATCATCAGGATAATATTTGTTTGCATAATAATATAAATCTGTATTGCTCCAAGGCATACCTGAAGCTGGTCTTACAATAACTCCATCTTTACTTGTGTAGTTTCCAAAATAAGTTGTAATATAGAAACAATCATCAAGATTATATATTTTTGCTGTTTCCATATCTGTAGAAAAAAAACCTCTCAAAGTCCAACTTGTTCCATCTGTAGATGTTGCAAGATAGGATAAAGAAGAAGTTCCTTCACAAGCAGCCACAAATGTCCCATTATAATAATCTAACAAGTTATATTGAGATGAACCAGATGCTCTTCCATTCACTATAAGATTAGCACTACTCCAAGTAGATAAATTAGTTGATGTATAACTATATTGTTGATAAGTTGAAGCACTATTCTTCAAGAAAGCTACATATTTACCAGCACCATAAGCTAATCCTTGAAATCTAAAAGCAGATGATAAACCAGTATCAGTTGCTGTCCAGCTTGTTCCATTAGTTGAATGAATAACTACTTGTTTAGCTGATCCACTATAAGGTCCATATAATATCAATCTATCATTAAACCAACCAATATTACCTGCAGTTCCTAAAGACGCACCAGAATAAACTAATGACCAAGTTGAACCATTATTAGTTGAACGAATAATACCAATAGTCCCCGACGTCCTGCCCAAGTTTTCACATACTAAATAGAATGCAGGTGTTCCACCTATAGATTTATAATATGCAAGCTTCCACATTTCATCACCAGTCAAACCTCCAGTTCTAGGTGAAGCTATCTCTTCCCAAGCAAAACCTGTGT